AACATGTTACCTATCATGTCTACTATTAAGTTGTCAGGCGTTGAGGATAGCATTCCTACAGGTGCTACCTTTGGCAAGATCAGTGCAGCTATTGGTGACAAGGTTGACATCGTTGAAGGTGACAATGAAATGCTCAAAGACTTCATTGAACTGATTGAGTACAGTAACGGCAAGATCCTTGATCTACACCATGAACGTGCTAAGGCTCACTCAGATGAAGATGAGAGCTTGGTACAAGAGATCCTCAACAATGACTTTGTGGATGTGGATGTAGACTAATGAACCATCCTGCAGAGTTACAGGTTTATAGCTTCTTGCAATTAGCTATGGCTGGTAAAGCTAAGATGTCAAACGAGGTGGCTGCACAAGTCGCCTCTGACGTTGAAGCTGCTATGCACAAGCAATTCAATAGTGGACCACGTGACGAGTTCCGTCTGCGTATGTCTAACATTGGAAAGCCTAAGTGCCAGCTATGGTTCGAGAAGAATGACCCAGAGGATAAGACACCTCTACCTCCACACTTCCTGATGAACATGATCCTAGGCGATATCGTTGAGGCTGTGTTCAAAGGACTACTACGTGCTGCAGGTGCTGAGTTCAAGGACAACGATGTTGTCACACTCAAGTTAGCCAATGGTAGAGAAATCAAAGGCGAGTACGACATGGAGATGGACGGTAAGATTGATGACGTTAAGTCTGCATCACCTTGGTCCTATCAAAATAAGTTTGCGTCCTTCGATGCTTTGTCACACGGCGATAGCTTTGGTTATATAGCACAGCTAGTAGGTTACGCTACAGCAGCAGGTAAAGATGTTGGTGGTTGGTGGGTAGTCAACAAAGGTAACGGAGAGTTCAAGTACGTTGATGCATCTGAGGTAGACAAGGATGCAGTACTACAGGACATTCAAAGCCTAGTAGATTACCTAGACAACGATGAACCCTTTGAGCGCTGCTTTGAACCAGTGCCTGAGACATACTACAAAAAGCCAAGTGGTAACCTAGTGCTACCCAGCGCATGTAAGTTTTGTAGTTTTAAACATAAGTGTCACCCGACACTACAATCACTACCCTCACGGGTATCTAAAGCAACAACCCCACCAGAAGTGGACTACGTATTTATAGGAGATGGCAATGCCTAAACTAACTATCAATGAAAAAGACTATTACACTGATGACTTCAATGAAGATCAGATGAAGATGTATCAGGAGATTAACCTAGCTCGTGAAGAGATGGGCCGTATGGATTACTTGATGCGTGTACTTGATGCACGTTGTAATAAGCTAGGTGGTATGATTGTTCAGATTGCAGAGACATCTGCAGAAGATGAAGTAAAGAAGCTACCAGATCAAGAGTCTGATGGCGACTAAACGCAGACATCTTAAACGTACTTATCGCAGTGGCCTTGAAGAAGAGGCTGCTGCTTTTCTTAAGTCTAGACAAAAGAAAGTTGAGTACGAGAAGCTTAAGATTGAATGGGAAGATCTTAAGTACCGCACCTACACGCCTGACTTTGAGTTAGACAACGGTATCATAATAGAAACTAAGGGTATCTTCAGTGCTGCAGATAGACGCAAGCATGTTGAGATACAGAGACAGCACCCCACCCTAGATATTCGCTTTGTATTTAGTAACGCTAACGCTAAGCTTTACAAGGGGGCTAAGTCTAGGTATTGTGATTGGTGTGAGCAGAAAGGTTTCAAGTGGGCACATCGTGTCATACCTGAAGGTTGGTTACTTGAGAAAGGTAATCGCTCAAAAGAACAAAGACTCAAAGTCAAAAGGAGAGTGTGATGAAATTAGATCCAGGGCAAATAGCAATAGTGTTTACACCTATTGTAGATGAACAAGGTTGGACTGGTACTATACACACAGGCTTGTTGTTTGGTGATGAAAAAGAACGAGATGCTATGGCACACTCTATGGACATGGCTATTACTATGGCAGCAACAGAGAGATTCTTAGAGGACAACCCTGAGTTCTTAGATGAGTATGATTACTACAAAGAACTTCTGTTAGAAGAGATGTTCCCTAAGCAATACCAAGCTACTGTAGAAGAGATAGAGAACGAGAAAAAATATTCAAAAGAAGATAACATTATTAAGCTGCACAGATGGACAAAGACAGAGGGTAATGCATGAGTGATCCAGTAAACAAACCAATCCACTACAACACAGGTGGCATTGAGGCTATCGAAGCCATCCTAGCTGCAACTAATGAGCAAAGCGAAGGGTATCTACAAGGCAACATCATGAAGTATATCTGGCGTTACCGTTACAAGAATGGCCTTGAAGATTTAGAGAAGGCCCAGTGGTATCTAAACAAACTCATTGAGGTATACAAAGAGAACCACAAATGAATAAGAAGTTTAGTGTTACATACCTTGTAGAGGTTGATGATGATAACAATATACTTTCTTCGTTTGAGGATAATCACGAGGAAGATATATATGATCTGATAACGAATGTCATGTATGATGTTGATGACATTAAGATAGAGAACTTAGTAGTGAAGGAAAGAGGATGATAAGTGAGAAGGACTTAGAAAGCATGGGTTACTATGATATGTTTCCAGATGCTGACCCTGTTAATTGGGCAGATTTCTATTCAGGGTGGGTAGAAAAAAAGATACTTACTAAAGGGCAAGAGCGTTTGTACGAGAACACACTTGGCCTTGTTGGTGAGGCAGGTGAAGTGGCAGAGAAGATGAAGAAGCTAGTACGTGACAGTAGCCGCTTTTCTAATGAAGAGATTATGAAAGAGCTTGGTGATGTGGTATTCTATGCCACTGCACTAGCAAACATCTATGGACGTGGGCTGCAGGAAGTGCTAGAGCTTAACATCCAAAAGCTAGACGACAGACAGAAACGAAACAAACTAAGAGGAAGCGGAGACAACAGATGAGCAATTTACTACCAACAGACTACCAGTCATTCATTCACAAGTCACGGTACGCTAAGTACTTTGATGGTAAGGGGCGTGAGAACTGGGATGAAACAGTAGAGCGTTACATGGATAATGTTGTGCGTCCTGTAGCAGGAGATGACTCTTACATTAATCAGATTCGTGATGCTATTCTAAGCCTAGACATCATGCCATCTATGAGAGCTATGATGACTGCTGGCCCAGCGCTTGAGCGTGACAACACAGCGGGATATAACTGTTCATATCTCCCCGTAGATGACCCTAAGAGCTTCGACGAAGCGATGTACATCCTCTTGTGTGGTACTGGAGTCGGCTTCTCTGTTGAACGACAGTACATATCTAAGCTCCCCGAAGTGCCTACGCTCTACGACAGTGAAACTACCGTCATGGTTAGGGATAGTAAAGAAGGTTGGGCTAAGGCTTTCCGTCAAGTTCTTGCTCTCCTGTGGGCTGGTGAGATTCCTAAGTGGAACGTAGAGAAGGTGCGTCCTGCAGGTGCACGACTAAAGACGTTTGGTGGACGTGCATCAGGCCCAGCGCCTTTGGTTGAACTGTTTAACTTTGCTGTGTCTACCTTTAAGAATGCACAAGGACGCAAGCTATCCTCACTAGAATGTCATGACTTGATGTGCTTCATTGGGCAGATCGTTGTGGTTGGTGGTGTACGCCGTTCAGCTATGATCTCATTGTCTAATCTAAGTGATGACCGTATGCGTCATGCTAAGTCAGGACAGTGGTGGGAAACTGCAGCACATCGTGCTTTGGCTAACAACTCTGTATCATACACAGAGAAGCCAGACGTAGAAACATTCATGCGTGAGTGGACTGCTCTTGTAGAGTCTAAGTCTGGTGAGCGAGGCGTGTTTAATCGTGAAGCATCTAAGAAACAAGTTGCTAAGTTTGGTAGACGTAACCCTGAGTTTGACTTCGGGACGAACCCCTGCAGTGAGATCATACTCAGACCTTATCAGTTCTGCAACCTTACTGAGTGCGTAGTACGTGCTACAGATAGCATTGAAGATTTGGAACGCAAAGTCAAACTTGCCACAATCCTTGGTACTATCCAGTCAACACTAACTAAGTTCCCTTATCTACGTAAGGTATGGCAGAAGAACACAGAGGAAGAACGTCTACTAGGTGTGTCTCTTACAGGCATCATGGACAACCCACTACTAACAAGTAAGAACAGAGGATTGGAGAAGACTCTTGAGCACTTACGTAATATCGCTACTGCTACTAATGCTGAGTGGGCTGAACGCCTTGGCATTCCCGTATCTGCTTCTATCACCTGCGTCAAACCATCAGGCACGGTATCACAGCTTGTGGATAGTGCTTCTGGTATTCACGCTCGTCACTCAGCCTATTATATTCGTACTGTCCGTGGCGATAACAAAGACCCTTTAACACAGATGATGATAGATCAAGGCATACCAAGTGAGCCTTGTGTATTCAAAGGAGACACCACTACAGTGTTTAGCTTCCCTCAGAAGTCACCTGCGGGTGCTGTAACACGTAATGATATGACAGCTATTGAGCAGTTAGAGATGTGGCTAACGTATCAGCGTCACTGGTGTGAGCATAAACCTAGTGTGACTATCTCAGTGCGTGACCACGAGTGGCTAGAGGTGGGTGCATTCGTGTACAAATACTTTGATGAGATGTCAGGTGTGTCATTCTTGCCACACTCAGATCATACATATCAGCAAGCACCTTATCAGGACTGCACTAAGGAAGAGTACGAAGAGCTACTAGCTAAGATGCCAGCTAACGTAGACTGGACTAAGCTATCTGAGTATGAGCAAGAGGATAATACTGTAGCGATGCAGACAATGGCTTGCTCTGGTGACTCATGCGAAATCGTAGATCTCACCGCTTAGGTAAAACACCTTCACCCTGCATACGTATATGTCGCCTTGAAAACGATGAGTGTGTGGGGTGTAAAAGAACAGTTGACGAGATACGTGATTGGATGATAATGTCTGAATACGAACAGAAGAAACTGTTATATGAACTGAAATGGAGAAAAGATGTACGTGATAATAACACGTGATCAATGTAACTTCTGCGATGATGCTAAAGCTCTGATGAAGGGTAATAACATCCAGTATGTAGAATACAATATTCAATCTAAGTCTAGTGCATGGTTGCTATACTTATTGAAGCGTTCCAGTATAACCACAGTACCACAGATCTTCAATGACAAGGGGACGCACATTGGAGGGTACACAGAACTAAAGGAATACCTTACATGTTAGAAACTATCTTAGTTACTCTTACTGCTTTCGGTTTAACCATCGGCGTAATTACTGAAGTAGTAGAACCAGCGGCACAGTACGGCTGGGATAAAGCTAAAGCTGGTTACGAATACGTAGAAGATAAAATCAATCCAGATGCTTAAAACAAAAACGCCTAGCAGTCGATGTGATTGCTAGGCTTTACTATATGATGTAGGGTATTTTATGGCAGACTATAATTGTAATATGTGTGGCGTTGCGCTAACAGATGAAAACTGGGCAAAAGGTTGGAAAGTATATGACAGGAGACAGTGTAAAGACTGTCGTAAAGACGTAGACGCAGCGTCAAATAAAACTCGTATGTGGGTAAACGGAAAGTATATACCTAAAACACACCCTCTGTACAAGCCTGGTAGGTATAAATCATTTAATGATGCAGCCTTTTCGGGTACGTACAAAACAGAATATATTAAAGAAGGGTATGTCTACGTTATAACAAACAAAGCATGGGCTGGCTGGGTTAAGATAGGCATGGCTTTTGACCCAGAGGATAGATGTAACGGCTACCAAACTAGCAGCCCACATCGTGACTACATATTAGAATACAGTGTAGCTTCTAATGATAGACGTAAGGCAGAACAACAGGCACATGCTAGAGCAGCAAAACTAGCCAGTGAAGTTAAAGGGGAGTGGTTCAAGCTACCTTTAGATCAAGCAAAGAAAGTCTTGGACTCTATTGTTGTACATGTTACAATTAAAGAAGAGCCTAAACAGATTGAGGACAAACCCCTTGATTTGTTTTCTTACGCAGAGAGATTAGGATGAAACTAGAACAAGAAGCTATGGAACACATAGTCAAGAAGAGAGCACAGTTTAAAGAGCAGCTACGTGAGTATATCACTTATGTAGAGGAGTACATTGATAATAGCTTACACCCCTGCCACGAAACAGATCAAGCTAAGACACACTTGCAAGCTTGTACGTTGTGGGCAGAGGAGTCAGCCGAATGTCACGGCACTAAAAACTAGCAGCCTCTTGATACATATCGTTTAGATAATCTGCGTATTCCATAAACAGATCCAACTCAGCGAAGCTATAATCTTCTAAGCTACCCTCTATGCCAAAGGTTTCTTTCATAGCCTTTGCTGCTTCGTTGCGTATCTCTTTGTTGTACTTGCTATTAGCTTTAGCAACCATGCGTAGGTGTACACTCTCGCTACCACCATAGCCTTTTTCCATACGCTCTTTGATTTGCTTCTTAGCATCACGCATTACTTTCTTAAGCATTGCACGGCGCTGGGTGAGGTTGCCTTTGGTAAACTCTTCAGTAGCAAGTAGCCTGTTTGTCTGCTGCTCTAATACTGGAGCAAGCATAGCATTCAGAGCTTTGTCGTATGCTGGTACCTTGGTACGTTCGTTTGCTGTCCAAGGCTGCATCTCTGCCATTGAGTATGTTTTCTCTGTAGCAGTACGACCTGGCTTAATAGTAATACCAAACAGACGAGCGAATGGGTTAGGATCATAGATCTCTCCTTCACGTGTAGCCACAGCTAAGTCTTCACCAGTGATAGTATCAGTCTTATCAATGAATGCTTCTAGGATGTTGTCGATGTACTTAGTAGATGTTTGAGTAAAGATGTTGAATCCATCTGCTTGACGTACATCTTTAGCTCCGTCTGTACCCATAGCAAAGCCTACGACTTTATTGAACGCATCCAAAGGACGTGTGGTACCTGCTACAAAGTTACCTGCAGCTTTAGCAAACGCATCAAAGGTAGCACCTCTTGCACCTTCATCAGCGTTAATCATGATGTCGATAAGATTGTTTAAGTCATTACCGAATTGTGCATCACGTGCCACCTGACCAATAGCCACCTGTGTGCCTAGCTCTTGGATAAGCTCAGGGGGTACAGTCTCGTTGTTACGCTTCATGTTAAAGATACGCCCTGCAGCAAGGAATGCAGAGAAGGGGAACGTGTTCTTAGCGTCTACAATAGTACCGCCGCCTACGTCTACCTCATACACACCAAGCCCTTGTTCTCTACGCTGGGTGTCATACTCTGATGCAAGTAAAATACCAGTGGTACCCACTACCATGCGTGAGTAGGCTTCCATCTCAGTTATATCTCTAGCTTCCTGTTTAGCAATCTTCTTGTAGAACGGCTTGAGTATTAACTCAGGCGCAGCTAGGGGTGACCACTGATATGCTGTAGCTAGAACGTTGTTAAAGAATCTACCAAATGGTATCAGTGTACCAATGCCTGGGGTGTTAGATAGATTCTCCACAAGTTTAGCTGCAGTACGCACAAGCTCTGGCTGTTCTGCTGTTGTGTAATCTTTAGCGAACACAGACTTAAGTGTACCATCTAGTGCCGCTTGGATTACTTTTTCATCAATGATTGTATCATCAGAAAGCATAGCTTCTTTTAGAGTCATGCCTTTCTCTAAGCGTAGATACTTATCCATCTCTGTCATGAACATCTGAGACTTAGTAAAGGTATCCTGAATGCGCACACCAGTGATTTGGTTAGCTGCATTAGCTACAGATTCAATCTTTCTATAGGTAGGATCATTGGGGTCTATACCATAGCGACTAGCTTTCTGCTCAACGCCACCTGCCATAGTTTCAAACAAGATCTTCTCTACATCTTTGTTCTCGTCTAAGAACTTCATGTATGCATCATGTGTAGTGTAAGGGTCTAGAAGGTTGCGGATCTTCTGGGCCTGTACCATACGTAGTGCAGCAGCTTGTCTAAAGCTTTCTTGTGCACCTTTTCTGTTTGTAGCTAACTGAGCCAAGCCCTGTGTCATCAAGGCTGTAGAGCTAAACAGATCGGCAATAGTCTGTCCAATGTAGAACTGACCGAAACCTGCAACGTTCAATGCTGTTGTAGCTGGGGATGAAACAAGTAAACGTTTCCACACTGACTGACCATAACGTAGTCTATCAGCACTCATAGCTTTATCTTTTTCTTTAGCGTTAATCTCGTCTACTTGGCCTTTAATCTTATTAGATGCAGCAAGTAGTCCTGAGTCCAGCATCTTACTTAGCTGTGACGCTACGTTTAAAGTCTTACCAGCTTCACTCAAACGTGTAGCTAAAACATCACCTAATTTTACCCGTGTACCAGCAAGTTCACCAAATGTCATCTTACCATACTTCAGCATAGTTTTATTAATTGTATCTAACTCTTCTTGTGTAAGAGAGTTTGCAACATTTGTTATAACATCTGATACATGTATTTCTTTGCTGATCTGATAGCCTTTATCTCTAAAGAAACCTGCAAGACCGCCGATCTTACCTTCATCGTTAGGCTCACCGAAGATCATTTCCTTGACGAGTTGTGCTTGGTCTACTTCTTCATAGCCTTTTTGTCCTCTTTCTACTTTAGCATTCCATGCATCGACAGCTTCACTAATAGCTTTAGTTGCTTCAGCAGAGTCTTTATCTTTTATAATAGGAGAGTATTCTTCAACAGTACGTTTAGTAAGTTTATCTAGCTCAGATGTAATATCTTCTAAGCCTGACTTACCACGCATCTTACCAAAGCCTAATTGTGCTGCACCAGCAACACCGCCCAGCAAAGAAGAGAACCCTGTCTGTAGATAGCTGTACTTCTCTTGAGATCCTACTTCTAGCTGGGCCTGTTGTGCCATCACATCCTGCAGTACAGCAGCAGTGGAGTCTAGTGCTGTAGTCTGATACAGAGATCGTGTGGCTGCAGTCTCAAACAATTCACGTTGCTTAGCTCTCATTGCGTCTTTAGCTATAGCACGTCTACCTTCTTTCTGCACCTTATCTGTAACGTTCTTATACACGTTGTTAGATGCACGTTTACCCATACCCTGTGATGCAGCACGTCTTGCCGCTTCTCTACCCGCCGCTTCAGCAGCCTTTCTAGCAGTTTCCATAGTAGCACCTGACTGAAGAGCTTCACGCCCAGCGCGTTGCACAGCAGCCTTTACTGCTTGCTTACCTGTAATGGACACACCGCCTGCAGCAGCACGTCCTAAACCACCAGTAAGTAGGCCAAGGTAGTTGGTAGGGTCTTTAGCTGCAGCAAATACGTAGTCACCTACACCAGACACAGCACCCATAAGTCCATCGTTTTGGAATACGTTGCCTAGCTGATCATAGATGTCATACGCTCTACGTGCTGTCTGCTTTTGTCTGTCATTAGCCTTACTAACAAAGCGTACCTCACCAGCAGTAGATACTGTGTTAGCATTGAAGTAACGCATGTGTTGTACAAAGTCGTCTACAACTTCTTCATCAGACAGTTTCTTGTAGTCGATACCCTTACGCTCAATCATGTAGTCACGAATGGGTTGCAGATACATAGTGTTCTTCTTTAGGTCATTGACAGTTAGCTTTACGTCATCACTAAAGATAGGCTCAGGAGTAGACTCAACTTCACTAGGTGCACCTATAGAGTCTAGGTAATTATCTAAGTTATAAAAGGCCATGCTTATTCCTCTACAGCTTTAGGTGTACCGTCAGGGTTATGTGTCTTTCCGTATTTAGCATCCCATTGCTGCGCTGCAGTCTTTTTGTTTCTACCCCTACCTGATACAGGACCACCTTCTGCAGGACGTGGCTCTACAATAATAGCCTCCCCTGTTACAGGATCGTACTTACCTTTGTACTTTCTGTCCCAATCTCTTTGCTCTCCTGCAAAACCTCTACGTCCACCAGGACGTGGGTCAACAGCAGGTATATCTTGAGGTGCTACTTCTTCTTCAGGTGTTATCTCTTCTTCACCGTCCTCTGTAGGTTCTTCAGGCATAGGTGGTAGCTCTGGTTCAGGCTCTTCATCTGGTTTTAGAGTCATAGCTGGCATATCGTAGTCGTCACGAAGAGAATTGGCAAACTCCATACCCATCAAATCTTCAATAGTCTTTTGAGCAAATTCATTAGTAAAGAAACCGCCTGATGCATCGGGGTATTGATATGCATATACGTTAATTACTTTCTCTGCTGCAGCCTTAGCATATGTTTCTAAAGCCTCTGCTTCTTTAGCGTCGATCTGTTCTTCAGATAGCTCTACTCCATCTTTATCTGCTTTATCTAAGAGTCTCCTTACTGCACGTTCTGCAAAGTCTTCTGCAGCCTTACTAGTCTTAGCATCATCATATGCATCACGTACTTCTTTAGAGAACTTGATAGCATCATTCTTACGGAATACATCTGTATCTGTAATAGTCATGACAGCGTTAGGGATAAGCTGATTAAACTCTGCTTGACGTGCAGCAGCATTAACATCAGCGATAGACATACCACCAAACGCAGGTGCTTCACGTAACTCACGCTTAGCTTGCTCACGTGCACCTACACCAAAGAGTCTACCTAGTACGCTAGGCTCATCTTCTACAGGTGCAGCAGTCCCTTGTGCTCCATATGTTTTACGTGAGAACTCTTCTAGGGACATATCAACAAGAGAAGGATCAATAGCAGCTATACGTGGCATACTTATTGCAGCCTCTACATCAAACACAGATAGGCGTTGGCCTGGTCTTAGTCTTGCGTCTTGTGCCGCTTGCTTTAGGGCATCAACTAAATCAGCAACACCAGTCATACCAGAAGCCATAGCGTTACGTACCATAGCCTGTGAGTCCATACCTTCAGGTAGTAGCTCTAAGGCCTGCTTACCTAGGGAGGCTGCTTGCTTAGCTCTCATGTCACGCTGTTGGATAAGCTGAATGTTACGCTCGTAAGCACGTTCTTCTTGCTCTTTATACTTTCTAGCTTCTTCACGTTTCTCAGCGATGCCTGATGCAGCCTGCTCAAAGAAGCCAGCCATGAATGCGTTTTTATCAAATGCCATAGTCTTAACCTTTCGCCATCAAGCCCATTGGCTTCTCTTCTTGTGTCGCCTCTTCCTCAGTGTCTTGATCCTCTACTACATCACTTAGTAGTTCCATACCAGGATCGCCCTCGTCCATGTTATTCTCTTCTAGATACTTAGTAGCAACCATCATAAAGCGATTCATCTCTGCTTCAGTAGCTCTTGCTTGAGGATCATCACTACTGTCCTTAGTCTTGATGCCCATCTCTTCTAGGGATTCCTTAATAAACATATGCATGACTGGTGCTACAACTAAGGCAGCATCTAGTGTGTGAAGCCCACGCATCACACCTTGCAAGTATGTACCCTCTACCATAGGAGCAATAGCTACACCTGCCTGTGCCATAGCCGCAAAGTCATCTAAGACATCAGGGTTAGCTAACTTGTTGATATAGAACTTAGCAACCTCATTTACGTCAGCCATTTCTGGTGGCTGCTCCCAAGGGTTGTTACGTGGTTCTGCTGTAAGAGATTGCCCTGGGATAGGTGCATCAAATGGTCCTGCTATTGGCATGTCTTTATCCTACTTTGTAAATCCTGCGCCGAAGTATAAGCCTACAATGGCTGAAACTATATGTGTGTCTAATGGTGTTATTACAAATCCTTGTGCGTACTTCCACTTGATTACTTCATCTGGTCCAAACAACCAGTTCATAAACCCACCTGTAACTTCAGTGTAGCCTACGTAAACACCTACTTCAGGATACCACACTGCTACAAGTTTTGGAAGTACTATAATTGAGAACACTGCAGATAGCGCTATAAGTCTGCGTGTCCATGCAAAATGTTTATCTGTTTTACCAGCATTACGTGCATCTGCTACTGCTTCTCTCTGGAAGTTAGCACGTTGTAGTAGCATCTCGTTCTGTGCTTGACGTGCCTTAATGGACTGCCCCCATATAGACATTACCCCACCAAGCACTGTGGAGAAAAGCATAGTAAGAAGTTCTAAAGGTAAGCCTCCCATTATTCTGTGGGCCTTAGCATTGGACGGGGCGAAGTTTCACGCATTATTTGACGCTCTATTTCTTTCGCACGTTTCCATCTTGCTTTTTGTTTAGTGCGTTTCTTGTCATCTGAATGTCCTATAATACGATACAAATCTCTAGAAGAATCTATTGAATCTATACCCTGTTCTTCCTTCTTATATTCTATAAACGCTTTAGCTGCAGCTAATCCTACTTCTTTATCTGTGACTAACAAGTGTGGGTTTTGAATTAGATCAACACCTATCCTATCACCTATTTCTTTATATGCATCCCTACCTGTTATTTGAATCAGGCCTCTGCCGCGAAAACGAGAGCCATCCCCCTCTTCAGTGTTTCCTAATTTATAATCCTCGCTACGGTATTTATCATCATATACAATATTAAAGAACTTAACTTGTCCTTGAGGTGTCATACGTGTCTTACCATCTTTATCTACGTAAGTAAGATTTGCGTCTTTAAATATCTTTTCTACTTCTTTCTTTCGTTGCGTTTTATATTTACCCTGATTAGCCTTGGCAAGGGCTGCTTCCTTAGTATAGTTACTACTTTCTAACTGTGCTTTACCTCCTGCACTCTCAGCCTCAATAGTAGCTATCAAAGCCGCCGCTTCGAGCTTGCTATCGGGTAAGGCTTCTTTTGCGTATTCATATATTTCGTCATTTGTAACATCAAAAGGTGTGACATAGGATGCATAAGATTCAGTTAGGTCACCGTCTTTACCGTCTAGTCTACGAGACATTAAACCACTGCCTGTTTGTGCAGGTGGAGTTGTATCAACAGTAGGAGCTACATCAGGCTTAGCTGTTGTAGTAGGGATTAGCTCTTGATCTGCAGCTTCAGGCGGCGATAGATCTACTACATCTTCTTCTGCTTCTTCTTTCTGTCTTCTAAAGTCACCTAGTTTATCCCAGTAAGCTGCATCTGTTTTACTTAAGCCTTGATTTAAAAGATCTCGTACAAACTCTTCTTCTGTAGTAGCTACATCAAAGTCACCACCTACAAATGAAGACTCACGCTTTGCTGGACCTAAGCCTTGCACACCTATAGCTCTTAAGAACGCCTCTTGATCTTCTCTATCCATATCACCAAGTTCTTCTACAGTGATATTCTCATTCATGACATCATCAGCCATATCAATAAGAGGCTTGTACTTCTGTAGCTCTGCCTCTGTCATGGGACGATCTTCTGCAATGTAAAGACCTGTGTAAGGCTTCTCAAAACCTTGCGCCTCATACAAAGCGTCTTCTATAGCTGTACCACGTAGGTAGTCTTCTATCTTTGTGGCTTGCTGTTCTATGTTAAATCTTGGCTCACTATACAAAAGCTTAGGGTCTACGGAGGGCTTAGCTGCAGCCTTAACTAAGTCAACACCAGCAGCAGTAGCGGCGTTTGCTGCGTTTGTGTATAGCACAGTAGGGCCATTGTCATTGTCGTTACCATAGTCCGTGATAGTAGCAACCTTAGTTTGCTTACCTGTCTTAGTGTCAATAGTAGTAAAGTCTACAGGTCCATCTGGAACAGAAGTCATACTAGACGTTGAACTCTTAGCGCCCAACCCACTCATGTTACGCCCACCACCAGATGCAGTCATGGTCTGACCGTACTGTTGATATGCAGCCATAGCGTTTTTATTGTAGCTCATATTATCACCCGAATATAAGATCTGCAGCGTTGATTGCGAGTTGACCCAAGAACTTACCAAAGGCAGCAGAACCAGCAGAACCAGAACTAGTCTTAGCAGCATCAGAAGCAGCCTTGACATCCGTAGCGTACCTAGCACTCTCTTCCTGAATCTTAGCAATAAGTATATTAGCATCTCGTTGTGCTGCGTTCTCTCCTGACTGCCATGCCCATGCTAATACGTCACGGTCACGTTGTACAATATTATTGTATGCTGTCATGGTTAAGTTGTTAGCGAATAAAGCTGCATCTCTGTTGGCTTGGTTCTGTGCGGCATTGTCTGCTGTTGTAACTGCTTGCGCCCATGCAGCATTGGCCTGTGCAATAACTAAATGGTTTGTGGCGTTGAACTGGTCACGTGCATTCTTTTGCTGTGTGTTAAACTGTGCAAGAGCGTTAGCTTCACCCGCATTGAAGCGTGACATAGCGTTAGACTGTTCTGTGTTGAACTGAGCTACCTGTGTAGATAGTGAAGCGAAGAATTGTTCTACCTGATTCTGTGATGTAGCGTTGAACTGACGTGTAGCATTCTCTGCTGCCTGATCACTCAACAATGCACGAGCTACTTCCTGTGCTCTAATTACAGACATCTGTTGCTCATTGTCTAGGTTAGCTAGATCCATCTTCAAGAAAGACTTGGCGTTCTCTACTGCCGCTTGTTGTCTGTTGTTTAGATTAGTAACGTCTACTTGTGTCATAGCTGCAGCATCAGCTAGTACTTTAGCGTTACGTGCATCTAAGTTGGCTAAGTCTACAGATTGAGCTAGTCGTGCATTCTCTAGTGCAATGGTTTGCTCAGCGTTAAAGTTCATGTTAGCAATGTCGCTAATCTTAGCTGCATTAGCTACCCGTGTTTGGAACTCTTGGTTAAACTCTAAGCCAAGGAACTCAGCACGTTTCTCTGCAGCAAACATAGCGGCCTGTTGTCGGTTGCTTAAGTTTTGCTGTTCAAACCGTGCAAAGGTTGAAGCATCTGATTGTGCAATAGGTAATGCAGCTTCCATTGCCGCTTGGATAGCAGCTTGTCCTGCCATAGATGAAGCAGACAGACCACGTGCCGCCATCATAGCTGCAGCGCCACGCATAGCACCAGCAGCCCAAGCAGGTGTAGCACCACCCTCAAAGTCTTCCATCAACCCAGTAAGCTGTCCTTGTACAGTAGCATCACTAGATGGTGCACCTGTAGCAGCTTCAAAGTTAGTCTCTTTCTTGACACGCTCCATATCAACAGTGGAGCCTTCAATCATTTCACCTTTCTCTATCTTGCGTGGAGCAGGTGCCTTGACTGTCTGTGCCTGACTAATCTGTGCAGCAGTAAGACCAAGAGAAGCTAGTTGATCTGGTGACATAGTAGCAGCTTCTGCAAGAGCATCTGGCCCTACTTTACCAGTAGCAGCCTCAATCTTGCTAAGCGTGTCTTCTACTTCTTTAGATACAGTTGCAGTCTCGACAGTCTTAGCTTCTGGTGTATCTGGTGCTACAACATCAGGACCGCCCTCTGCTGTAGTTCCTGTAGCTTTTTCAGGATCAGCTAACTGCCCTGTTCCTTCAGCAATACCTGTGCCTGTACCTGTCTCTGCCTGTACATCTGCTGTAGTTACAAGCTTAGTTGGATCAGTTGTTATAGATTTAGTAAATACGTTTGCTGGGCTTTCAGTTTTTGGTGTTGTATCTGTTGTATCTTCTTCTTTGTTTTCTTCTTCTGAACCGTCCTGAAGATCAACACCATCTGCAGCATATACAACACCGCCCTTAGCCATGCTTACTGTGTGACTGTGTGGTGGTACTTGTTGTGGTTGCCGTGGACCGACTTGTATTTGTCGTGGCATCTCTTGTACAGGTACAGCTACATCTCGCTCAGCTTGTGTTGGCATCATTGGTGTTGGCACAGGCTGCGCTTGTAGAGGGTCAGGGATTCCTTCAAGTTGCATTGGAGTAGCCTGAACAGGCTGTGCCATTGTAGGGGCTATCTGAGGATTCATGCGTTGTGCATAAGCTCTATTCGCTTGATTAAGCAACGCTTGTTGTCGTGCATCCATGAAGCCCCGACCTTGTGCTGCTAGTCTAGCCTCTAACGCACTTACAGGGCCACCTTCAGCCATCTTTACTTGTTCACCCTCAATAGCACGTCTAGCTGCAAGTGTGTACTTGCCCATCTTAGCTGCTGCTGCAGGGTTAGATGCTAGGAAAGCGTTAATAGATTTATCACTCATGGGGCCACTATAGCCCAGCGCTGGGAGGATCTTATTCTGTAGTGTCTCAGTCTTGAAACCTGCAAATCTTTTAGCCATAATTATTTATTCCCTATTTGCATCCACACAGATGCTGCTATAAATGATAGCAATGCTACTGTAGATATTCTTACTACTGTATTCCATATACTTTTCTTTGTATCACGATATGCTTCGAGTAGAGTACGCATCTCTATAATGTCTTTGTGTGCGTCTTCATCCTGCAGTCCCATAGACTTTAGTGCCTCTCTAGCACCACGTCTAGCTGCACGGTCAAGCATAGCTTCTAACTCTTCTGGTGTCAAGTTTATAGACATAGCTTTACCATTTACCTAGAGGACACACAGAAATGTTTATCTTTGTTTTAGCTGGTAATAAGCAACCACACTCACTACACAAAGATATCATAGACACGTAAGAAGGACACGCTTTACATGTAGCCATTCTTTGTGAAGCTTTCTCTGAAGATGCTAAAACACCATCAGGACAAGCTACTTCTACTTGCTGACCGTTGACCTCTGCCCAACAATTATTATCACCAATCCCAACCGCTGCCATTATAATGTTCCACTCATCTTATGTTGTACCGTAAGTTGTACCGTTGTCAGTGTAGGAATTGTACGTTCCTGTGATTGCTGCGCCACCTGCACCTGCGTTTGGACCAGCACCTGCAGCACCCCAGTTACCGCCACCATTACCTGATGCTGCTCCACCAGAGCCGCCGCCATCACCGCCACCTAAACCAGGTAATACACGCCCCCCTTGACCGCCGTATAGTGGTACAGTGTAGCTACTACACCCAGAAGCAGACCATGTACCATAACCCCCAGAGCCACCACCCGCTTGACCGTGTTGACCACCAGTACCAGATACAGAACCGTAGCTACCTCCGTTATTAGGACAGTAAATAACAGAAGGACTGCCACTGGCATAAGCTGGATATGAACTTGACCCAGGAGTGCCGCTATAACCAGCGCCATTACCACCACCGCCATTTCCAGTACCACCTCCACCGCCGCCGCCAGCGATATAAGCACCTGAATTGTTTGTAATATCTACCGTACTGCTAGACGTGATTTGTAAAGCAGGTCCACCATCTCCACCATTATTCCCTGCGGGTGTATTAAGTGGGCCTTGTGGCATACCACCATAGCCACCTTTACCCATAATATAACCTTTGTTAAGAATAGTTATACCTGAAGGAAAAGAACCTGCTACAATTAAGCCACCCTTTGTTACGTCATCAGACCAAGCATAAACACCTGTATCAACTACAACATCTAAACCAAGAGTTTCATCCCACCCTGCAGTAACTGCTAACGCTCTAACATCAGCTTCTTGTGTGTTAGAAGATAAAGTCAAGGTAAATCTGTTTGCAGCACCATACCATTCGCTGAAACTAGCTTGTGCGCCAGAAGCCTTATCTATTAGGCCACGAATATCTGCATCATTAAGGCTTACTTCAGTACCAGAAGTTGCACCTAGTTCTACATGCATATCATCTAGTGATATTGCACCGCTAGTCTGTAAAGCCATTATACTGTTCCGTAAGCTGTGACGTTACCTGTTACTGTTAGGTTGCCAGACGCATCTAGCTTCATTTTATTTGTACCGCCTGTGGCAAAGTAAAGAACCCCAGCGCTTTCTGTGATAGTCCAGTCACCAAAGTCTATTGTTGTCACATTTGATGTGGTACAAGTCATGTTGCCACCAGCTTGAATGTCACCAACAGCATAGATATCATCTTCAGTAGGATTACTGCTATCACCAACACGCAGACCATACAGGACATTAACACCGTACTGGTCCACCCAAAGGCTTTCAGTCATAGTACCAGTAGCTGTTGCAGATGTAGAAATCTTTAGCGGATCGCCGTAAGTAGAGCCTGTGTCTAGTTGTGCTAGTTGAGTACCACCTCTGTAGAGTTTTGTAAGACCTGTACCAGGATCAAGGATAGCATCATTAGAACTTTTTAAAGTTACATCATTACCAGAGCCTGTAGACTGTAATAAGATTGCGCCTGAAGTAGTCGTTCTAATCTGAAGATCGCCTGTGTATGTTTGAATACTTCCTGTGTTTCCATCAAACAAAAACTTACTAACACCACCATCTTTAAAGATAACCTGTGCATTAGCATCAGCATCTAGGATAATATCACCAGCAGCGTCTAGTGTAATATCGCCAGTACCTGTAGCACTGATTGTAAGATCACTAGCTTTAGTTAAATCGCCTTTAAATGTACCTGCTTCAAATGTTTCTGAACCTACAGACCACTCATCTACGTTCTCGTACCATAAGAGTGTCTTGTTTGTCTCAGTACCACGTTCAATCTCAATACCACCATTCTGTGTAGGTGTGCCTGTTTCATTACTATTGAGTACGATCTGGTTATCTGCTAGGTTGATTGTCTCTGTATTAACAGTAGTAGTTGTACCTGATACAGTAAGATTGCCTGATACTGTGACATCATTGAATGTAACATCTGATGTAGTACTTACAGCCTGACCAATAGCGATAGTAGCGTTAGAACCTTCACCTGCAGTGTGTGTAATAGTAACACCTGTACCCTCAGTCAGGTCAGACATATAGTTACCTGTAGTGTCTGTACCCAGCGCAACAGAGTTTGCAGCTATGATAGTAGCAATACTAATATCACCACCGCCGTTCACACCTGTTACACTACCTGTGACATCTCCTGTGAGTGCAATCTCACGTGCAGTTGCCCATGTAGTAGCCGTGTCTGCATTACCTGTTACGTTACCTGTGAATGTAGCATCCGTGCCATCAGTACCACTATCAAGAACGCTAGTACCATCTACCGCCTTTACGTCACCAATCAAGTCACCTGTAATGTTTTTACCTACGCCTGATACAGTCAGGTCACCGTCTATAGCTACATCACCGCCAATGTTAACATTCTCAGCGATACCTACACCGCCATCAATAATCACAGCACCTGTAGTTTTAGTGGTACTAGTAGTAGTACTATTGAAGTTGATGTCGCCTGTTACGTCTAATGTACCTGATACAGTTGTGTTACCTGCAAGCGTAGCATCTGCGTCAGAGAAGGTAATAGCTGTAGTAGGTGTAGCACCTGACTTAATTACTGTCTGGCCTGAAGAGTTTGATATACCACCAAACGTAGTGCCATCATCCTTTAACGTAATGTCACCGCCGTTAGCATCAATAACAATG